ATTTGTTATTGAACTTGAAACCAACACAAGTACAACTATATTGGTTCTCTCTGACTGAAACAACGTACACATCTCCTTTCGATCCTTTGACCTCAAAATGTTTAGTATCATCAGTTGATCCTTTGAGAATCTTAATCGACTTAACAACCTTAGATGAAATCATCGAAAGAGGAAATCCAGGTTTACCAGTCTTAACAGTGAAATAGTCAGATTCTAACCAAGCAGGGTTCTTGACTACAATTCCTTGGTGAGTATGCTCAACAAAAGGCTGAGCCAACATAGTAAAGTAGTTGGTATTAGCAAAAACGGTTGTAACTTCTACGAGCGAACCAACAGTAGGTAGCTGCATGCAAATCTCCAGTTTGTCATGCAGTATACCATGTTTTTGTTACAATGTCAACTACTTTTTGGTCGCGGGGGCATATCAGGATACGTCCCCCACGGAGCTTGCATTGCAGGGGAAAGCTCTTTTGCTTTGTCTGATTGGATCCAAAGCAAAGAAGCAACTTCTACTGCCCTGCCTTCTTTTACCCAATACCTTGTTAGGAATTTTTGATGGTCATATATACCATCTTCTGCCCAAGGATGAGTTTTACCATACCTTTCAACAGTTGGTTTAGCTTTTGTGATTTGATCTACACCCAAGATTGCACCCACATAGCTGAGTTAGAAGGTGTCTCCATCACTTTGACCATACGTAATGTGACTCGTCCATCGTTATATCCATTCTCTTCCATCCAAATCTCTTGGATGTAGTCAGCAAGCCACTTGGCAAGTCCTTCACAACCAGTACGCTCAACAACAACCATTTTACAAAGTTTCTTTTCATGGAGCATCTTAAAGGTTTCAAATTCTGGATCATCTTCTGCTACAAGTAGAGTGTGATCAAACCAATCATCAAGTCTTTCTTTCAGTGATTTGTAACCACCAAAATCAACACACCAGTTCCTACGATCAAGTCTATCTTCATCACATTCAAACTCAAAGTGAAATGCTAATGCATAACCATGAATTAGGTTGCAATGGGTATCGGCGCGCCATTGTCTATACGCAACAGCATATCCCCTCTCGTGTCCATAAGTTTTGGTAGATATAAACTTACCCATTAGTTACTCCAATAAATTATTTTTAATTTCTTGAATAAGTGTTTTTTTTGCAATTGAATTATGAAATTGACCGTAAAGATAATTCATTCTATCATAAAGATTATTTTTGCAGTCACTATAACGTCTAATGTTAGCAAAATTTAAAAAAGATCTAATATTGTCAGTACATTTAAAGTATTTAAGTGAAATCGTATCATTATTAAAAAAATCAAAATGAACACTTGATATAGGTTCTCCTCTCTTTATGAGAAGAAGTTTATTATCATATTTTATAAAAAAAGCTAATTCAACACGTCGTAGCCATTTAGATATATCATATGTACCAGGAATTATTTCAACATTAAAACTAAAATCTCCTTCCGAAAAATATGACCTATTCCAAGTCATGTTACAAGTCTTGTCAGTAAAAAAAGCATAATATAAAAAATTTAATGATATACATTTAGTTTTGAAATCTCTAATACTTACAAATTTGTCAAAGAAAAATTGGTCTTGGTGATTAGAAACGATTTTGTTGTCTAAAGGATTAGACAATAGACTATAATCAATAGGCGATAAAATGTTAAAAGTTTTCTTCAAGAAAGAATTTGTAACTGGACATTTTAAAAAATTATTTCCGTCTACGATATGTTTATATCTGTTTATTTTTTTAAACACTGGCTCCGGAGCTAAAAATGTACTACCAATTTTTAAATTATTGGAATCAAAATTTTGATCAAAAGAATAAGAATCAAATGTCCAAAAAACTGTGTTTTTTTTAAACATTAAGTCCCCCATTCGTTCTTGAACAACGGTACCTGCAAACGATCAGAATACCTCCAACCTTTCTTCATTGCTAACAAAGCAACATTCTTATTATTCAAAGAATAAACAGACTCTACACCACCACAAGGCATGATGTAAACAGGTCCTTTGAATCCATGCTTTCTGTATTCATTGACAGCTTGCTCTGCTTCTTCAACATCATCTTCTGAAGCAACAACCATCTTCAAGTATGTGTATCCTAGACGTTGATACTCAACAACAACATCAGGTTTAATTGCATCTTCCCACTTCTCTCCTGATATGGAAAGTTTAGGTGATACAGAGAATGTAAGAGCACTGTACTTATGACGTTTCAGCCATTCAAAATCTAAGAACTGTTTAAACTCTTTTGTTAGGTGCTGGGTTCCGTTCGTTTCAAACGTGAGTTCCTCCAAGTTGACCATATCGGGGTGCGAGAGGAGATCAGGATACGACCTTTGCCACCCGAGGAGTGGTTCACCTCCTGTAATAACGAGATGCTCGCTTGTCCACTTGCCATGAGGTAGCATACGTAAAATGGCATCAACAATACCATCAACAGACACAACAGGGCTAAGATGCTTGAACCTAACATCCCAACTAGCGTAACTATCACAACCTGTAGTAACCAAAGGCAAAGATTTATAATCTTTGTACTGATCCGCGTGTTGGGCAATGATGTTTCTTTCATCTGATTTCTCTCCTTTAGCCATCCCAAAGCCGTCGCATGTAAAGTTGCACCCAAATACACGCAAGAACACGCTAGGAACGCCCATATAGCGTCCTTCCCCTTGAATGCTATAGAACAGCTCGCTGACTTTCAGTTTTGACATTTTGTTTCCTTTTCACAATTCTATCATGAGCTTTTTTATTACGTAAAGCTCGTTCCATATGAATTTTATTAGCCCTAGAAGTATAAATGATTCCATCTAAATGATCAAGCTCATGTTGGTATACCCTTGCAGACATACCCATCATTCTTTCTGTTACCGTCTCGCCGTTAGGTTTTTGATATCGAACTCTGATAGCAGGAGGTCTTTTAATTTTAACGTATAAATTTGGATAAGATAAACATCCTTCTGAAAAAAAGATAGGTTCACCTTCATATGCAACAATACGAGGATTAAAACAGACGACAGTAGGATTACTCCACATTACAAATACTCTGTGAGGTAATCCAATTTGATTTGCGGATAAACCTAAACCTTCATAAGCAATCATTGATTCTATTAAATCATTACAAATACTTTGAACTTCTTCTGAGGTAAACTTTTTAAAATCAAAAGGATCAATCTTAGTTTTAAGAAGTTCATCATCACATGGAATCAATTCTCTAATCATGCCTCTACCACTCTAGAAAAGTTTTTATGTTTTTCAAATTTTAGAACTTTATCAAACTTATCAAGATAAGCGTCAGTCTTGTGGCTAATAACAAATACATTGTTGCCACCAGCAAGGGCATACAAAATTTTCAAAAGTTCATCGTTACCAGAATTATCTAAAGAGCCGTCGAATACCTCATCAAGAATAAGAAGATTAGTGCTAGCGCTATTGCGCAGTTTTGCAATTGATCTCCAAGTAAACAACAAAGCCAAATCAAGTCTGGCTTTTTCTCCTTCAGAGAAAGATCCGTAACTAAACTCATCTCTAAACCTCGACTTTATCTTTTCTTCAAAATTTTCATCCAGCTCAAAGTTGACAAAAAAGTCCATCGATGCAAGGTACTTATTAATCAACTTATTAATAACTGGAATGTATTGCTTAATTATTTTAGTCTTTATTCCTGTATCTTTCAACAGGACAGCAGCAACTTCAAACAATTGCTTTTGTTCTTCTAAAGAAGTTTTAGATTGTTGTAGTTCTTGCTTCTGTTGGTATAGATCATTTAATTCCCTTGTGTTGTCATTGTTGCTTATGTTTCTTGTTTTTAGACCTGCAATTTCAAGTTCTAACTCTTTGATATTGTTTTTATATCCTTCTATAACAGTATTCTTGATCGCAATATTCTTGTTCACCTCAATCAAAGAATTAGAAATAATTCTAAAGTTTTCAACTTGATCTATCACATTGCCAAGCTCAATTTGTAATTGATCAAGACCCAAAACTAGTTTGTGCTTTTGATTACACTTCTCTGAAATCTTCTCTTGTTTAAAAGTTTCACTGATCCCTTGATTACAAGTGGGGCAGTTGTCATGTGAATCAAAGAATTCAGTTTCCTTGTCTACACGTTTAATCTTTTCACCAATTTGTGATTGTAATGAAATCAGTTTGTTGTATTTTGATTGTGACTTTTGTTGACCTTGTAACTCATCATTAAGTTGATTTGCTTGGAATAATAGTATCTGAAGATCATCAAAAGCATTTGTTAATCCTTGATCATTTAATGCAATAGTCTGATTCTTTTCTTCAATCCATTTGTTAACGTCTACTTTGATACTTTCAATATGTCTTTTATGGATGTCAATCTTATCTTCTATTGATTCCAGTTTATACTTTGCTTCTGTCAAATTACTTTTATTCAAAGCAATATCATCTTTCAACAAAGTATTCATCACAGAAAAGATTTGAATATCCAAAAGATCTTCAATAATCTCTCTACGATGAGCTGCTGATAGCTGCATGAAAGGAACAAACGAGGCAGACCCTAGTATAACAACTTGACTAAATGATTTGTGGTTCAGTTTGAGAATGGACTTTTCTAGAATTTCTTGATAGTCTCTTGCATCAGCAGATTGGTTAATTAAATTATCATCACAATATATCTCAAAGATTGTTGGCTTAGAACCTCGTATCACTTTGTAATTCTTCTTGCCAACACTAAACTCAATTTCTGCAACCATGTTCTTTTGGTTGATTGAGTTAATCAATTGAGGTTTGTTAATCTTTCTAAAAGGTTTACCATAAAGAACAAATGACAATGCATCAAGGATAGTACTTTTTCCAGCACCATTCTCTCCTACTATCAATGTATTTTTATATTTGTCTAGTTGGACTTCAGTAAATGCATTTCCTGTTGAAAGCAAATTCTTCCAACGAATCACTTTGAATAATATCATTCTACGCTAAGAGCCTCTCTATAAAGTTCTCTCATCAATCCTTCGAGTTTTTGTTTGTCAACGTTTGTTTCCACTTGATCAACATACTTCTTTAATATTGTAAGAGTGTCTTCTGCTTGACTAACGATATCGTCATCACTTTCAAGATCTAAATGAAAATGATCCTCCACTACTTGAAGATCAGCAACACCCACTTTTTCTAATCGATCTATCAACAAATCAAACCAAGTTGGATTAGTTTTATTTCTTACAATCACTTTAACGTAAGTACCCTCGAGATCGCTAAGATCAAACCCATTAACATAACCAACAGGTTGATTGATATCATCGTAATGAATTTTAGTAAACATTTTAAATGGGTTTGATACAAATTCCAACTCTCTCGTATTTAAATCAAGAATATGAAATCCTTTAACATCTTCATAATCATTCCACATCATCTCATAAGGTGTACCAACATAGGTAATGTTACCTGAATTTGATCGGTGATGGTAATGTCCGGACAAAACCATATCAAACTTATTAAATACTTTACGATCTAAACCAACATCACTAATATGACCTTTGAACATTTCAAAACCAATCATATCAAAATGACCCATCACGATTTGAGCTTTGGTTTGCTCTAGTGCTTCTAAAGTTATTTGTTGATTATCATCGGTAATCCAAGGACACAAAAGAATCCTAACATCATTGATTAATATTTCTTTAGGTTTTGATGTTGTGACTTCTATGTTTGGTTTATTGATTAGCAATTGTAATGAATTTAAATTATTTGTGTTTTTATAGAACACGTCATGATTACCAGCGATAATATAAGTCTTATATTCTCCTTGATATAAGCGATCGAAAAAATATCTATTGCAGTCGTTCAATGATGCAAAATTTATAAACTTCCTACGATCAAACACATCTCCAAGTTGAATGATATGTTCTATATGATTTGCTTCAAGGTAAGGGAAGAATATATCATTATAAAACTTCTCAAAAAATTTAGAAAAGTGTGGACTGTCATTCCGTGCACCAAAGTGCACATCACCTAAAATAGCCACTTTCATACTAAATGTTTTGTAAGAACCATGATACTAATAAAGATCCATATCGTATTGAATCCTACCAACGTTGGTAACAGTTTTCGATATGAAGCCCAAACTAACGTCGCACTAGTAAACAACGTAAACCAATAGAGCCACCATAATTGTATTCCGAAAATTAAACCAGGAACAATAATTACTGCTTTTGCTAACCATGAAAGAAATTCAACAGTATTATAGTCAGTCCAATACTCTCTAGTAAACCACATACTGTAAACTTCTTTGAGTTTTTTCCATCCAATATGATTATACAAAAATCCTATAAGGAGTATGAAACATCCAACACCAACAATCCATTCAATTTGATTCATGATCTTCCTCAAAAAATTTTTCTAATCCTTGCTTACGTTTGATTCTTTTCTTGTCAAGATTGTCTTCAAATGTTCTGATGAAGTCGAACATGTTGTCATTGTCAAGATCAACAACAGTAGGAGTAAACTCGTTCTCATCACCCTCATGCTGCTCTATTAAAGTATTGAATAGCATGCTATTCTCTAATGATTTGTGTTTAATGTAAAGCTGTTTCTTTTCTTTTTGTATACGTCTAAGAAAAGCAAAGTATATGATTTGTGTGAAATAAGCAAATGGATTGTTTGATTTGTCTGGATCAAAATTATCAAAATAACTTATGCAGTTTTCTATACCATCACTAATCATTTCCTCACGATATGAGTAATTAACGAAATTTGGCTTTAGAGATAATCTATTAGCAATTAGAAGAATACAATGACCAACATAATTTGGAATTTCTGGTTTGGGTTTACCAAACTCTTCAGCTTCCTTAATATTTTGTCTATGATCTATAATCACCTGGTAAAGGTGTTTGTTATCAACATAATGTACTGTCATCTTAATTTACATTTTTAGGTGTTGGCATTTGTTCTAATAAACTTTCGTAAAATTTATCTTTCATATTTTTGTCTTGCTTAATTGCATTTCTAAGTTCCTCATCAATACTGTCATCCATTTTATTATCAAAAGACTCAAGAACATGATTGTAGTATTCTACAAAAGCCTCTCTTGCATAAGTGTTGTTTATAATGTCTGATTGTTTGAATTCAAAGGCATCTTCTTTACTAAAAATCATGTATTTAATTAACTTGACTGAAGGATATGATGATAATGGATGGAATCTGTACACTATTGTCATTGGTCTTTTTAAAACAACAGCATCGTCTCTCATCGTCACAAACTCCCCAACAACCTCCTCACCAGTATTCAGTTTTAAAATTTTAACCATAAGACTTCCTAAATTTTAACTGTGTATATTTTATATTCGAACTTCTCTTGATTATACATTTGAATGCGTTCTGCAAAATGCAGCAGTGTAAAGTTTTGTCTTGATTTATACTGCATGTCGTCAACTATATCATAAAGGACTGAAGATAGTTTAGTTTCACTTTTTCTCAAACCACGTCCGATAGATTGTAAAGTTTTTACTCTTGATTTACTAGGTGCTGCAAATATAATGTTATGAAGATTTCTTATATTGATTCCTGTGCTAAACGTTCCTGTCGATGCAACAATGATAGAGTTTTCTTTAGTCTCAACAACAGATCTTACTTCTTCTCTATCCAAACCCCCAACAGTTCCATCTACATAATATACATCTTCTCTGTACTTAGCAAGTTCATTAAACAACTGAGTTCCATGGTTGATTACTTTGAACAGTAGTAGAGTGTTTCCTTTCAACGACAAAGCTAAATTAGTAATAAACTTGTTTCTTTTGTTGTTACTAATAATGTAGTCTATTTCTTGTTGATAATCAAGCTTTTTATTATCACTTCTAGTTTGATCATCATAACTTAAAACAATTGCTTTAATTTTAAAATCAGCAAGTACTTTCTTTTCAATAAGTTCACTAGTTGTTATCACATGTTTTACGGCGCCAAATAAACCTTCAAGCACTAACTTATGTGTTTGTGTACCATCAAGTGTTCCAGTGAATCCTAGCTTGAATTGACACTGATCCATCTTGGTTAAAATACCTGTAAGACTTTTTGCTTTGTATAGATGAGCTTCGTCACCTATCAGTACGCTAAACTGATTGAACCAGCTCTTAGGTTGTTTATAAATTGATTGCCATGTGGTAACAACAATCCTATCTTTTGTATTCTTTTCTTGACCTTCGTAAATCTTGTGGATGTGTTCGTCACAACCATATGACACAAAGTCTGATGACATTTGATGAACAAGCGACGTTGTTGGAACTATTATTAGTGTCTTAAGATTTAAATACTTTACTATCAGGTAAATGATTAATGATTTGCCAGATGCTGTTGGCGATAACATCAAAGCCCGTTGATTTCTAATCGCATAAACAAATGCATCAATCTGATAATCACGGGGTTGAATAGGAAGGTTTAAATCTAAGATAAATTTCTTTGCTGATACTAATGGAAAGTCTAAAGTAGCGAAGTCGTTCCTATCTTCATAATCGATTGCATAGCCACGTTCTGTTGCAAATTTAATTACATGAGTCACTAACCCAAGATACAATGTTCTTGCTGCAACATTAAACATTCTAATCTTACCATCCCAAACCTTGTTCTTAAACATAGGCATATGACGAGCCCCAGGAACATTGAATGTAAAGTATTCATTTAATTCCAAAGCTGTTCCGGAGTCACAATGTACTCTCATATACACATCGTTAAGTCTTTCAAGGGTTAGTATTTCACTCATGCGCCGTTAGTAAATTTATTCCAATCAATAGCATTCTTAATTAAAAACCCTCGATTGTTAAGGTTCTTAATCACTGATTCTAGAAAGTTAATCTTTTCTTTCTGTAATGAAAGTTTTTTAGCAGCGTTCAACATGTCTTGATCACTGTCCATATAAATTGGAAGATCGGCTTTCAGTACTTTCAGTGCAAATGGTTCCCATCCATTCGCTTTCAGAGCTCCTTGATCCATGATTCCCATGTAGTATTCATACTTCTCTTTGTACATTGTTTTCAACTCTAACTCCCATTTGTTTAATAACAAACGCTCTTGAGTGTAGATTTTATAGTATTTGTTATGGAGTTCGGGGATCTTCAAACTCTCTGTAGCAAGATCAACTGAGTTGATTTTGCTATCTTGATCCCATAATGTTTGTATATCCTCAAGTTTCATAGCACCTCCAAGTGGAGATACTATACATTAGTTTAGCAGTTATGACAACACAGAAATAGTAAAGATTCTGTATGCGAATGTTGCTGTACAGGTCAGATAGTCTATATCAGTAATAGTTGAATCAAAAGATAATTCAGACAAGTTGATTGGATATACGTCTTTAAACGTTACTTGATAATTAGGATTCATTTTACTGTTTGTGATAATCAGAAATGCATCTGTGTATACACCTTCTCCAGACATTAATCCAACATTAGGAGGTTCAATAGCACTTCTTTGACCAAAGTTATCAGGATATCCTATTCCAACAAGCCAATTGTATAATTCAAGATAATTAGCAAGATCTTCATCTACTTTAAAAGTAACGTCTAACTGACCGTATGTTAATTTATCTCCAGGAAATGGAATCTTAATAAATGGGTTTTCAACATCAACTGTTCCAAGACTAAACGAAGGAAGGTTGACTGATTGGACAAAAAAGTTTACGTTTGGTAATTTTTTAATACCAAATTTAAAACCGTTCGGAGATAAAAAATTCTTATTTGCTGGTTGATTGTCTAATGCACTCATAATTCCTCCATCACATATTTATCGACAATAAAAAAGGGCCCTCGAAAGGGCCCTCAATACCGTTCTTGTTATTATTATTAGTGACGGTAAATCACATAATGTTGTTAACAATAACTCTACGGTAGTAGACGTTACTATCAATTTCAAGAGTAGCTGTCGAAGAAGCAGCTGTGATACCTTTAGCAAATGGGTTTGGTGCCATTCCGTATCTTGTCTTAAATCCAATCTTTGGTTGGAAGTTAGCAGGATCAACAGCACGAACCATTTGGAGGGGTACGTATGGGCAGTAGAACAAACCAGCGTCAAATGCGTTTGCACCTTTATAACCAACTGTCATGTAGTTGTTAGTTACATAAGGATCAACATAAACACGGACACGTCCATTTAGAACACCAGCAAATGTGTTGCCTGTGTCGTCAACTTGGAGGTTGTTACTATTGAGAGCAGGTGTATAATCAAGAACACCAGCCATCTGAAGAGCAGAAGCTACATCAGAAGAACAGATGATGATGTTACCCTTGCCTCTACGAGTGTCTTTGGCAATTTGGTTAGCCTCGCGCTCGATTTGGAACATCAAACCTTTGAACTTTTCAACCATCCAACGACCGTTTGAATCTGTATCTAGATCAAACTTTCCTTGTGTTGTTGTGCCTGTGTTGGCACCACGGACAGCAACGACGTTGATAGAACGAACAACTTCACGATTGATCTCAGCAAGGATCTCAGTTGTGAGGATGTTTGAAAGTTCTGTCTCAGCATCAAGACCATGAATTGCTTTCAAGTCTTGTGCAAGTTCCATTGTGTACTCAGCTTTTAGAGCACGTGAACGAGCTGTAACAGTTACTTTGTCGATTGAGAAACCCATTTCTGGGAATGCGTTACCACCAGAATCACCAAGTGCTTCTGACACTGATGTGGACATTCCTTCAGCAAAGTTGTATCCATTACCAGGAAGGTTAACGGTGTTACCGTTTGTACCACCAACAGCAGTACCAGTGTGAGCATTACCCAACTGAGCGCCACCACCTTTAACAGTAGTAAAAGCTGTGTTGACTTCATTATAAAAAGTCTCATCATTCAGTTGTGTACTGTTTGCATACTTAGCACGCATTGCAAAAATAAGACCCGTAGGACCAGTCATTGGTTGAACACCGCAAACATCGTAAGCCATAAGGTTAGGCATAGAACGACGAACGAGGCTGATCAATACTGGATCAAAGTTGCTCATATTACCAGCAACGTTGACAGGTGCTTCTGTCAAGAACTGGCCGCCAGCAATATTGCCAGCTTCTCTTAGCGCACGTTCTGTATTTTCAAGAACGGTTGCTGTTACGTTACGCTTATGGAGGTCCTTGATACCAGGTAGATCCTCGTGATCAAGAACTGGACCCCATTTAGCTTGAAGTTCTTCAGTTACATACATTTGTGTTTCCCCTTGTTATTATTCAGGTTATTTTTATTTATAATAATTATCTTTTTACAGTTCTTGACAAAGCTGAAACGTAAGCACTGACTGATGGATCAACGTTTACTTTCTTTGTCTGCTCCTCGTTGGACGCTAGAGCTTCTTCTTCAACTTCTTCAAACAATTGCTTGGTTGAAGTTACTGAAGGGAAGTAGTTCTCCTTAACAATCTCCAATTTTTTCTTGAAGTTTTCTGGAGTGTCAAAGTCAACACCTTCGGCTAAAGCTGCTAGCTTCTCAATCTGAGTCGCAGCAAGGCCTTCGGATACATCAGCGAGGATCTTTTCACGAGAGTTCTCACTAAGTTGGCCTTTGAGTTCGATGTTTTCTTGCATCAAGCCATTGAGCTTTTCTTCAAGTTCATCGACTTTACTAGCCATCTCACCAAGTACATCTACTTTATCTTCTGGAATCTCAATATAATGCTCTTGGAAAAGAGACTTCAGTCCACTGATAAAGCCCTCTGTGATTTCTGTTTTGATAGACGATTCGATAGCAACTTGGTTTTCTTGCATCCATTGCTCTGCAGCATAGTTCATATACTGATCGAGTTTCTCTACCAATTCTGTTGTAAGAGATTTGAAATCTTCTTCTAGC